GTATTAGACAATGTTAATTGAAAACCAGTTATTGATGTATTATCTCCAAAAACATAGTGTTCATCTGTTGATGTTAAACTAAATTGAGGAGAAAACCATCCAGTAAAAGCAGCATTAGCACCGATTTCAACTTTAGATTTAACATCGTAGAATAGTGCTCTATCATCTAATGGAAATGTTGACAAATCATAATAATTTTTACTAACAACAGTCCATCTATTTTTAAGATCGTAATCTTTAATTTTAAGGTCTTTATTAACAAATTCTCTAATTCCATCTCGATATGTTGTAATAACGGTCTGAAATTGTTCTTGTTTTAAATTTTTAGTGTATTCCTCTTGAATCTTTTCTCCAAATATTTCATCTATTCCAGTTACTAGCACGTCAGTTGCTGCATCAAATTGACCTTTGATAACATCGGTTCTATCTTGATATTTTACTAATTTAACTCTCCAATATGAATGGGATTTATTAAATTCATCTGCTAATGAAACTGAACTTACTTCATACATTCTATTAATAATTGGAATAAACATATAGTCTTTATTTCTTGGATATTTTCCAAGTCCAAAATGTGATTCAAATTCTTCAGCAGTTATATGTACTTCAAAATCTTCTAATTCAATTCCAAATATGTCGTACGAATTTGCTTCAGTTGGAAATTCATTATCAGGAACCAATACTTTTATTGTTTGATTATCGACAACATTATGCAATGAATATTCCATAAGAATAACATCACTTGTTCTTAAATCAGGTTCAGTTTTAAAGTAATTAACCTCATGCCCAAATATACCATTAATAACGTTTGTTAATTGCTTGTATATTTTAACTGATTTTGTTAGCGAATATGGATTAAATTGATTTGTTGTGCTACATGAAACTTGAATATTTGCGCAACCACTCATTGCGAATGGATCAGCACATTCAACACAAAAATTTGGACATGATTCGATAATACCATCGACTGTTTCGATTGTATATGTTATTGATAATAGGGAAATTGAACATCCGGGAATAATCCCAGCAACTTCATTTTTTACATCAATCCATACTGGCTTTGTTGTATTAAATGTAAGTGACAATAGGTCTCCATACGCTTGATTATTATTTAATGGATTAAATTCTGAAAAAATTGTGCCATCCTGAGACCATCTATATTCATATTCAAAGAAATTATCAACATCCGTTGTAAGATAGTATTGAATACCATTCCCAGTAACTGTTAGTGTTTCTTCGACTACAAGTTCTAAAGATGAAACAATGCTTTCAACAGTATACTCAACATTTCCGATGATAATAGTATCTCCAACTTCAAATGCGGATGTGAACTGCGTCCCAACTCCAATAACTATGTTTTCCCCTGCTACGATATTAACAGTTCCAGTCGTAAATGGAGTTTTAAGTCCTGCTAGAATTTCCCAGTCAATAATTTTTAGGGTATTAGTGTAAGGTGTTTGTAATGATGCTATAAAAAAATCTCCATATTCATTAGCAGTATATCCTGTTACCATTATTCTTCATTTTTTTTATTAACAATATCTTGTGGTGTATAAACTTCACCGGCAATCCATGATGCTACAAATCCAGTTAATGAAACAAAGTATAAGGCAAGTTCTCCAATATTGGCTTTAAACCAAATTGCTCCGGCACCTGCAATTGCCCAAATAACAACTACAACATAAATCATAACCTCTCTTCTTGAGTTTGGTCCTTTTTTAAATATTGCGGATTTTGTACTGGGTCTTTTTGCTTCAGCCCAAATATATGTTGCAGCGTATGCTGTTAGGGATCCAAAATAGATTGCAAGATCTGCAAAACTAGCTGTTTTATAGGCTCCTAAAAGTCCCATAATTACCCATAGAGAAACTATTAGGTAGACAAGACCTTCTCTCTTTCCAAAGTTGTTAAAAAATTTCATTGATGACAGTATTTTTATACTGTATATATTCTTGAAATTTTAGTAGTCTGTGATTAACAGGATTAATGAGTTTTCAATTTCCATTTTTGGCTCTAAAATGTCAAGAATATCAAGAACAATTCCAGCATTATGGTCATCTTCTCCGTATGATTCAACATACATATCGATTTTGTTCGATAGTTCAGTTGCAAATACCCTATTATAAGGTTTTTCAGGGTGGAGAATTCCTAACTCTTCAAGAATTTTATTAACATGAGGCAACTCTTCCTCATCATATAGGTCAAATAATCGTAGGGTTGCTGTAATTACTTTAAAACTAAATTGAAGCATTTTTTTACCCTCAATTTCAACCATTCGACTATAGGTTTTATCTTTATTCAGGTTAAATTTAATGTACTGCAGATTTTCCATTTCCAAGCACATTTGATACAAAAAGAAAACTGAATTAATTTCCTTGTGAACAACTTCAGAACCTAGCGTTTTGATTTTGTTAATTGTTGAAAGATAATTAGTTTCAAGAATAACCTTTAATTGGCTTGAAGATGTCATAATAGAATCTTCAGATACTGGAATAAAATCAGCCTGATTATGGAGTTGTGCCCATAACTTATTATCAATATAATTATATTTGTATAGTGTAACGTCTACTGCCGTTGGCATTAGACTTAAATCGAATTGCTCCATAAATTTACATATTAGTAAACTTGCATAGAATCTTCTAACTTTTGTAAAGTTAAATATAGGTCTTCTTTCGCAAATTTTTCAAGTTCTTTAAATTCTCTCTTGCCTATTTCATTCTTTTCCATGAAAAATGAGATAGCCTCTTCTGAAGGTATATATTTGCTTTTTGAAGTTACTTCTTTTTCGGGCTTTTTGGTTTTAGTGTAGATCCATCCTGGAACACTTTTAAATCGGGCAGCGACAAGCGACCAACTATCAATAACGGCGATTGGATTGATTCCATTCTTATTAAAGAATTGCGCATTTGAAGGGTATTGAATCGCAAAGAAGCGATTAATCATAAAATGATGTCGCTTCTTATTATTATTTGTAATTTTTTTATAATCGTTCGGCTTCGTGAACATTATCTTAATAAAATCAAACAGTTTTGTTTCGTCTAACATGTGATATGGCTTTTTCGAATAGTTCGAGTCTATTGTTACTATTTATATTAGGTTCTTTGATTTTGTTTATCTCTGCTACAACCTCGTCAAAAATACCTTCATTGCGGATTTCGATCAACAATTCATTTAAAATATCCTCATTTGTCATCTTAAAATAATGTATTTAATTGCTTGGTTTCAGTCAATTTATTAACTTCATCTAATTTTAAGGTTGCAAAGGGATCAAATCCTTTTGGAGCGCCTTTACCGACTGATGTTGTAGAACTCCATTCTGTTCCTTCAAGTATCTTTTCCATCTGAGTTAATCCAGACAACTGCGGCTCAACACTAAAGTCTTTATCAATTTCATTATAGATACTTTTTAATATTCCTTCTGGTATTGTGTTATAGTGTAGGAGCATTAAGTCTAGGTTCTGATTGAAACGAACACGTATTTCTTCAATAGTTGATTTGCCGACAACTTCATAGATTAGGGCAACAATAGTGTCAACTTGATTCGATGAAAAGAAATGGTCAATATGGAAGTTACCTTCAGTTTCTCTGTATTTTTCAAGGATTTGAAGAGCCTGTTTTTCAGTGATTGAGTAGTTTCTAATAGAACCAGTGCTTGTGCGCTTAGTCCATGTAACAACTGACTGGATATTATCACTCTTGTCACCTTGTAAGATTTTAGAGAAGATAAAATCATCACAATTAATTTCTTCGATTTTAACACCATTCTTAAGAACCCATGATTGTAAATCTTCTTTAAGTTTATCATTCATCACTTCATTAGAGGACATATTAAATAACATATCATCATTACTCATTGAAGTTGTACCTGCAGATTCTAATAATTCTTGGAATCCTTCGAATGCAATTAACTTACGTTGTGAGTTATAGTACCAAAGAGTATAAGCATCAGTTGCTTTATTATAATCGACTAATTGAATTAAATCACGGTCACCAGTCCAAACAATACAGTTTTTACCTTCATTGTTTAATTGAGTCGACCATCCGAATAGGATATCGTCAGCTTCGGCACCTGGTACTTTATGAATAATTACACCGCGTTTTGCAAGAATAGCTTGAAATTCAGTGTAAGTATTAAATACATTTTCCCAGTTAACTGAATTATCAGATACTCTTGTACCTTTATATTCTGCAGCAGGGAATAGGTCTTTACGCCACGATTTTGAATCTACAGCAACTACGATTTGGTCAACAAATGGAGTTAACTTTCTAACTTCTGAAGCAAAGTCAATGCATAACTTTCGCATGAATTGTTCTTGACCATCGCGATCGCCTAACAATTGTTCTTTTTTAGGACGAGGTAACACGAATAATCTACTGTGGACAAAGTAGTTACCATCGATAATCAAGGTATGTTTTCCTAATTTCATAGTTCTATAATTTATTTGTAAATATAAACAAAAGTTTTGACGCGGTAAAACTTTTATCAATTTATTTTTAGTTTCTTACAATTTCTTGTATTTTATACACACATGATAGAAGTGTAATAACTGGATCTATCACTAGTGTTCTTTGTGCTTGGTGCTCTGCAACACAAATCGCAATTTGTGGAATGTGTCTAAGGCTTTGAGCCTTTTCAGTTTGGATATATTCAATAAATTCTTCACCAAGAGTTTGAAGTACGTCATCAACTCGATTTCCGTATTCGCCAACAATATGTTTATAGTTTTTGATTGGATCCATCTCGTTAAAAATTAGATCAAATACATCTTTATAAACTGAGTTAAATTTCTTAACATCTTCAGCTGTAATATTTGTTGTTCCTTGTGTTTTGTAACCCTGCAATTTATTTAAGGTACTACGAAGGTCTGGAAAGTTACGACGAACGAATTCAACCAGGGCTGGCTTTTCAATTGTCATGCCCTCTTTTCCACAGATTTCATAAACACGCTTAATATATTTCTTTGTCAATTCAGATTCTTCTGCTTTATCAAAGTCAAAATTGATCACTTCAAAACGGGAAAGAATCGGATCTGGAATTTTATTTACATAATTACATGTTGCAATAAATCTGGAATTCGATGCAAATTGTTCCATTGTAGCACGAAGTGCTTTAAAGAATTGATCAGAAACTCCATCAACCTCATCTAAAATAACCACTTTGAATTTTCCTTGGTCATCTAAAATTGACATGGTTGAACAGAAATCTGTGATTCTTGTTCTAATCACATCAACTGAAGTATCGGTCGAGGCGTTGATATAAATATATGGAAGACCAAATTGCTGAACAATTGCTTTTGCTGTTGAAGTTTTTCCGGTACCAGGACTTCCTGCAAGTAACATGTTCTGTGATAATCCATCTTTGAATTTTGACATTACTCGTTCTGGTAGGATCAAATCTTCTAAATTTTTAGGACGGTACTTTTCTGTAAATAGCGCGTGAATCATATATTGCTTGTTTTTATACATATTATATAAGCAATATTGAATATGTTTCAGATAAATATATTATGGCTTACAATAATAAATATCCTAAAATTCGAAGAACTGGTGGACCCTATCCACGTAATAGATATGGTGTTTGTTATGAGGGTCTTTCTAGACAACAACGTAGATTATTGTTAGAAAATCCACTAATCAAGGAGAGGGCTCAAGATGATCAGTTTCTACATATCATTTTTGAAGTTTGTAAGTTTAAACACCAATCACATAAAGACAAATATTTTTATGATTGGTCAACTGGATGTTTTATGAAAATCGAAGAGCTTGAAGAGAGTTATGATACTATCGATTGGGCGTGTGCTCTATCTGGAGAACCTATTCGTTCTAATATAAATAACTTTGATGCTGAAAACTTCGTGCATCCTGATTATCACGATACTCTTGGTGGTAAAACAGTAGATGGTAGAATTATTAAATCATCAGTTGCCTTCCAAAAACACGTAAAAAAACTCCTATTGAATCAACAACAGGAGTTCTTAAAACTTGCTCGTAAGAATTCTAAATTACATTAATCTAGAGAATCTTTCTTTAACACTTAAGTTTTCGTATTTTGCCTCATTTAATATGAAACTCATTTCTAATTTAGTAATTTCAGATTCTAGCATCATTCCTAATGTAGTTCCTTCTAATTGCCATGATTCTTTTGCAACAACCTTGTCAATTAACGCTTGTACTTCTTTTACTTTCTTTTCGTTTCCAGAAGCTTTTGCGTTTGCTAATAATTCTCCTAGTTTTTTAAGTTTTCCTTCTTTTGTATATTTAGTATCGTCTTTAGGATCTGCCTTCTTAGGATCTGCTTTCTTAGGATCTGCTTTCTTAGGATCTGCTTTCTTAGGATCTACTGTTGTATTAGGAGCCGGAGTTGGGTCTTTTTTCTTTGCTTCGGCATCTAAAGCAGCTTGTTTTTCTTTTTCAATTTCTTCTGCACTTTTTTCAGATTTACCGTCAGCCTTTGCAAGATCTTCTCTAGATTTTTTTGCATCAGCATCTAAAGTTTCTTGTCTCTTTCTATTATCTTCAGCTTCTCTATCTCTCTTTTCTTTTTCGGCTTTTTTATCCTCATCAGAAGGTTCTAATTCTCTAATTGCAGCTTCATCTTCTTTATATTTTGCCTGTAATTCGATCATTTTGTCTTTATAAGTAGCTTTTACGGTTGGATCATCTTCTAATCCCGTAGCTCTTTTAATTGCTGCAATTTGTCCAACTAATTTTTCACTAGAAATTGCTTTTTGAACTAAAGTTCCTTTATCACTGAATTTATCATGTAACATTTTTTGAAGTTCTGGAACTTGATCTTTTGCTAATTTAGCTTTAGCATTAATTCTTGCTCTTTGTTGAGCATCTGGAGCATCAGCAGCTGCTGATTCCATATCAACAATATTTAATTTAATTTTGTTGATTTTAGCTTGAGCCTTTCTAGCCTTTGGCATCCACCAAATCCATTGCATAACTTTTCCTGGAGCCCCTACGCTATCTTCGTTTAATTCATTAAATTCTTCTCCAGATAATTCTTCTGTTAATTCTTTAGCAAGAGTTTCTAATGAAGTCATAATAGTGTCCACATCATTTGACATAGATGGCGCTTCAGCAACAGTTGCAGTTGCTAATTCATTTTCCATAATCATCGAATACCATGATTCGAATGTTTTTGTTGTTTTCATATTTCTATATTTTTTATTATTAATATATTATATATCATAAAAAAAGGGAACCGATTTCTCGATTCCCTTTAGTATTTATAGAATGTTAGTTCTAAGGTTTAAATATTAAACTAATGTTAATAAGTTACCAGAACCTCCATCAATAGTTACGTTAAATTTAACATATTGAGTTTCTGGGTGGAATCCAGCGTCAACTAATGCGAATCTAGATTTAACAGCAACTTTAGGAGCCATAGTTCCTTCAGCGATTGTTTGTACTGATTCAGCCATTAAGTAAGGCATGAATACGATACCAGGTCCGTTACCATCTCCTTTTCTACCAACTGCGATTGAATAATCATTCCAGTCCATTGTAGGGTCAGTATAAACGTTAACTCCAGCTACAGATCCTAATGGGTAGATAGCTCCAGCAGCTTGTGCGAAAGTGTTTGCCATTGGGTTTGCAACGAAACCAGCGATTGATTGTAAAACTGTAGCAGTTTGTGGTCCACATACTGCGAAGTTACCAGCTCCTCTTCTACCTCTGTTAGCAATTAAGTTAGCAGCAGCTAAAATTTGAGAAAGGATTCTTCTGTGTAATGAAGGTAAAGTTTCACCACCAACTAAAGATGCAGCTGTAGGTAAATCTAAGTCAAAACCATTAGCACCAAATGCTTTAGTAACGTTAGTAGCACCTAAAGTTCTGATTCTTCCTAAGATGTATTGGTTAATACCTTGAGTTAATTCATTAGTTAAAACAGCTTCAACTTGAGCAACAGCGTCAACTCCGAATTGTTTTAAATCTTGAACTTGTTCTCTTGTAACGGCAGCAGCAACTTGGAAAGTTTCAGCTGAAACGCTTTTAGAGAATAAAGATAGACCCATTAATTTGTCTGGAGTTTGTTCACCAGCTTCTCTTGAGAATGGGTTACCATTTTCGTCAGCAGCTACAAATCCTTTAATGTGATCTTCTAAAGCTTTTACTAATTCAACTTTAGTTTCAGCAGTAAATAAGTCAGCAACTGTTCTACCAGCTGAAGCGTTTACGTAAGCTTCACCAGCATCGTTGATTTTGTAGATGCTTAATCCATCGATACGAGATGTACCAACTAATACAGCACCAGCTTGAGTACCTGCAGTACCACCGTCAAGATCAGATAAAGTACCGTCAGTTTTTACGTAAGTTGGAGTAGTAGAACCAGCTACTTTACCACCTTCGTAAACGAAATCTAAGTAAGATAATAATCCCATTGGACCAGCCATAGGAACTACTGGTACTAAGTCAAGACCGATAGTTTGAGCAGCAACTTGCATTGCTAATGGTAATAATGATGGAGCTTTGTCTCCAGAACCTCTTTGAGCACCAAATGATTGAGCTGTGTTAGGTAAAACTGTAGCACCCATACCAAAGATATTACCTGCAGTACCTAAAGCCATTGTAGATGCATCTTCGTATAATTTGTGGTTATGACAGTATTCTGACATCCAAGCTAATTTGCTTGCGTCGTTGATACCTGTCGCAGATTCGATAATCGGAGACCACGTTGCTCTGATTTCTGATTCATTGATTAAATTTGCCATTTTTGTTATTTTATTTTTTTAATGGTTTTATTGTTTCGTATTTTACGAGTTTTCGATATAATTTCAGTTTTTTGCTTCTTAACTGAGCATCGAATATGTTTTAATAGTATTATATATCTTTATTATTTAGTTGAAAAAATGATTTTTTCAAAAAAACACAAAATAATGATTATTTTTTAAATCTTTTTGCAATTTCTGCTCCGATTTCAGTAACATCGTATCCTAAAGTTTTAACTTCTTCAACAACTGCTTCATTTACCATAGCGATTTTTTCCATTACTGGAGCAGTTTCTCTAAGGTCTCTTGTTTGCCAGAAGTTTGCAACTTGGTAAGAAGTTTCTAATCTATGCATTTTTGATTGTGCAATGATTTGGTTTTTCTTTGCTTCAGATAATTTAGTCCAAGTTTCATGATATTCGCTTGGCATCATTGAAATAACTGCAAGTGTAGTTTCGTTTGCAGGTACAGCTCCCATTAATGAATTAGCCCATAATCCTAAGATTTGTCCTTCAGTTAGGTAACCTTTTCCTTCAACTGCGCTTACAACTTTAGATTTTTCTTCAGATGTTAAAGCGTTAAATTCATTTACTTTTTCTTCAGAGATAAATTTAATGAATGATGGTCCTTCGTTTTTCTTAGCGTTAACTTTTTCAACGATAGCTTCTAATTTAGAAGCAATTGAATTTTTGTAAGCTTCCATTGCATCAACGTCTTTACCAGCAGCATCTCCAGAACCTTTAAGTTCTAAATCTCCTTCTTTGTCTTCAACTTTTTCAGCATCATATTTTTTACCATCAGCATCAACTACATCTGGAGAAACATCTTTAGTTTCATCTTTAATATCTTCAGCTGGTAAACCTGCATCAGTTCCGTCGTTTGCTTCTTTAATTTCTTCGCCAGCAGCATCTCCAGAACCTTTAAGTTCTAAGTCTCCTTCTTTGTCTTCAACTTTTTCAGCATCGTAAGTTTTACCATCAGCATCAACTACTGCAGGAGAAACATCTTTAGTTCCATCTTCAATATCTTCAGCTGGGATTCCTGCTTCGTCTTCTAATAATAAGTTAGAGTTAACAGTTTCTGCAACATATTCAGCATATTCAGTTACTTTCTCTAAGTTCTCTCTTAAATATTCAGTATATTTAATTAAGTTCTCATAAGAAGTAGAACCTTCATTATAAGATTCAGCTAAATAGTTAGTGTAATTTTTGATAGCATCAACGCTTTCTGCGATATGCTCAGAATATTGAATACCTTGATCCAATTTAACCGCAAGGTTTTCTGAGTATTGAATACCTTGGTCCGCTTTTTCAGCGATGTGTTCTGAATATTTGATTGATTCGTCTAATTTTTTAGCTAAATAATCAGTATATTCTTTTAATGTTTCTAATTGAGAACTAGTTGACTCTGATTCTGTTAAAGAATTCATACCTTCTTTAATAGATTTGATTTCTTCAGAAAGATATTTAGAGTATTTATTAAAATCCTCAACCGTAATAAATTTTGACTCTGCCATTTTTGTTTCGTTTATATTTTCGATTGTTTGTTTTTCATCTGTATTATTTATCTCGTAAATAAATAAGTCATTTCCTTCATTAACAAATCCATAAGATTCATTAACTCTTTTTAATTCAGCATTTTCAAACCCTGGGTCTGCTACTAAATCATAAGTAAATAATTGTTTGATTTTTACAGTTCCATTGGATTCAACTGCTCCAGCTGCTCTACTTGAAATTTGTAAGGGAACTCCAGCATCAACAAGAGCCTTTGCCTGTCTTCCTGCGTCTGTATCTAATAATCTAATACGTCCTTTAACTTGTTTAGTTGCTGTGTCATACGTAAGTTCTTCAATAATGTGTGAAACATTTTTCAAAGAAACATCAAAAGTTTGTGGGTGATCTAATTCACCTAAAAGTTTTGACGATTTAATTTTTGCTTGTAGAGCTTCAATCTGAGGTAAATACTCAGATTCAGTATAGATTCGGTTATTACGATTTTTCTTATCGATTTCTCCAAAGATACCTTCTAGAACATAAGTCCCACCTTCCTGTTTAAACTCTAACTCTGTAGATGATCTTTCTAGGATCAGTAAGTTTTTAGTCATAATTATTATTTTATTATATTTCTATTATATATCCAGTTAATTTTATTGGATTTTTAAAATTTTTAAAGATTATAAGCCTGCTAATGGATCTTCTTCTCCACCTTCTGCTTCTTTTTCAGCCTCTTTTTCAGCCTCTTTTTCTTTTTGAGCCTGTTCTTCTCTATAATCATTAAAAAATTTAACTAGAGTAAATATATCCTCTTCAGTAAACGCAGTGTTTCCGTATGCTTCATAGAAATATTCTTTAAATTCTTTTTCACTCTTACTTGACATAATAGCACCTAAGATTTCAGTTGATTTAATTTCTTTTCCTGAATCTAGTGTAACATCATCTACTATTACTTTAGAATCTTCACCTGCTTCGATTGCATCTTCTTGCAACGAACCCGTAAACTCTTCAAATGTTTTAATTATTCTCATTTTATTTTTTTATTTATTTTTAATTACATTCCTCCCATTCCCATCGCCATTGGATCTTCGACCTCTGGTTCTTCAGCTTTTTTCGCAGCATTTCTTGCTTTATAAGCTTCATTTGCTGCTTTATCATCTGGAGAAAGTTTAAGGTATCTATCAACTAAAAAGTCCATATCAAAATATGGAGTTTCTTCCATTGTCATAGGGTCAGTTTTAACCAATGAATCTTTCATTGTACTAATAAAATCAAGTCTTTTACCCATAATTTCCATTTGCTTTAATTCAGCAAACATATTTTCTTCATTAAATCTTAATGCAATTTGGGTTCTAAACCCAGCATCTTCTTTAAATTCAGGAAATTTAAGACACATTTGTAACCATAATGGTTTAACTAATATCTCTTGGAATGAACTACGTAAACGATTAATGAATTTTGCGAATTTGATTTCATCTCTAATCATTCCATCAGCTTCCATTGCAAAATCTCCGCCACCATCTTCATACATAAATCTAGAGTATGGGATTTTTGAAACTGCTTTAAGTTTATCTGAGAAATATTTTAATGATTCTGTGTCGCTTAATTCTGGACCATCTCCACCAAGAGTTTCAATCTCTGGTTGTTCTCCGTCCTTACTAGGTAACCAATATTCTTTGTTAAATTGTAACATTGGTTTTCCGTTCGTTGTAAGAGAAGCACTGTCCCAATCAAAATCAACAACCTCTTTATAGTTACTCATTAATTGAGAAAGCGATTGTTTTGCTCTTGTTTTAGATTTACCTCCAACTGGAATAATAAATTTCATTCTATAAGAAGAGTTAGTAACAGCCCAAATAACTCTGGTATGCTCCATAATTCTCATTAAATTAAATGAACGGATTAATCTTTCAAGGTAAGAAACCCTTGACGCTGTAGTAATTGAACTATATGAAATGTATACAATTTGAGAATCGTATAATTTTCTTTCTTTTAATGGATCATCTTTAAACTGAATCCATACTTTTTTACCATCTTCATGGTTATATCCTGGTACTAATGTAACTGGATCAATTTCCTTGAAACCAATAATTTCTGTCATTTCGGGATTGTAAATAATCTCAAATGATAGATAACCATCAATCAACCATTTTCTAAAGAAATACCATGCAGATTGATCCATGTTAAAACCAAAGTACTGGTAAATATCTCTATATGCTTTATTAAGATATTTTTGAACATCTTCGGAAACTTCCATTCCAATAATTTCTGGATTGGCTATAAAGTTTTTATTATCGAATACAATTGATTCATCACATAAAATATCTAGAATGTCTTCGATCTCATCATGTTGAGAAAATGATCGTAGCTCATCTCTTTTACCTTTATAATTTTGGTCAAAGAATGGAATATTTTTACGCATTGTGGTGTCAGCCATCGAAAGAGCTGCGAATGCACCATACATATCATCATTGTCCAATCCTAGTGGATTCATTTGGCCATAACCAACTAAATCTTCTACTGGACCGATTGCTTGAGATTGTCTAAGCACCAAATCATCATAATACATACCGAAAGAAGATAACTTCTTCAGAGTGTCGCTTAAGACAAATGGTTTTTTTCCAGTGCTCAATGGACCATTTCTTTGTACAAATCCTGCCATTATATTATTATATTAATTTTAGTTATATATTCTTTTTTAAATAGTCGTTAAACATAAGTCTAATTTTCATTACAGTGGTTCCATGGAATTCCATAAAATCACATATTGCGATTTCTGGCCATTTTGAATAACTTACTACTGCCTGATTTTTTTTTCTAGATGGTATATATTGTCTAAGTGCAAAATCATAACCGAATTTTTCAAGGTATTTTTTCATACCCTTATATGTTATTTTAAGAGGTTTTTCAGTTAATGCGTCATTTGCACCTTCTGGTTTGATTCCAAGAATTTCAAAAATGATATTTGATTCTTCTTTTTTAACCTTTATATTCATTCTTGTAAATAGTTCATCAAGGAATCTTTCTTTAAATTCGACTGGAAGCAGGTTTAAATTAACTCCAAAATCATTACCTCCATCCTGTTCAATTGCCAAAACAACAGGGTGTTCATCAAACCATGGAAGTTGTTTTGCGTATTTTGGAGAATATTCAAAAACATATATTTTTCCAGCTTCAAATCTACTTCGAGTTGATTGTGCTTCAGATACTTTTTTAGATTTGATTCCTTCTTGAAACCAATCCATGGTTGCTTTAGAGGCTTTTATCTTACCTCCAAATTCCTTAGTTAATTCAGCTATCCTTTGTTTAACGTAACCCATTTTTAATTGTATCTTCTGTTAGAACTATAAATTTCCAACATCTGCTAGCCGCATATTCTTTGGCTGCATTATATTTATCCATGTTTTTTACATATTGCTCGGCAAGAAACTTATAAGATTCTAAAGCTTTTTTAGACATCTTAGTTGGTGGTTGTGGTTTTTGAATTTGGGCCTTTGGTTTAATTTCTGCCAAAAACTCTTCAGTCGAACCGTCTTGCTTTAATATTTTAAAATAAAAATCTGGATGGTATGTTCTCTGCTTGTTACCCTGTCTAGACCAATATTTAATCTCTACAGGCTCGCTAGACCACACTAAAACCTTGTCATTAATATCACACCAAATCATAAACTTGTATTCCCATGAACTCCTATAAATAATAGGTGTTGGCCCTGCATACTTTTGAGGGTTTTTAGGATTAAAATAACCTTGATTAAATCCTGAGTTTTTGGTTGGTTTGAGATTTTTTATTGACATTAAATCGAATAGATTCCACCATTATCATCGTCACTTGATGCTCTATTCATAGAGATGGTACCTTTATATTTTTGCGGGTGGATTTTATTCCATCCTTTTGCATATCCGCGTTTTGCAATTTCTGTGAAGTATGCAAATGCATTTGGATATTCTGGTTTAAATCCTCTCCAATATTTTAAAAGGTCTAATAATGCAAATTGCAGACAATCTTGTCTATCATCTGGGTTTACGTAAGACATTCTATTAATTGCCCTTTCTGCTAATAGCATTAGCATTTTTTCGGCGGTAGGAGTTAACTTGTCTAGATTCTTAGATTCGCTGATTGCGTCATGTAAATCTTTATTGTTTAAATAGTTTTTAGTTTTAGCCACTTTATGTTCTTTAAATTTATACTAAATTATATAGACGGTTGCCTTTTTGTTTCATCAGGTGTATAAACAACAAAAGGGGCGCTTAGCGACCCTTTTATTAAGTATTTTATATCTATTGTTATGCGTTTAACGCAGCAATTTTATCTTCCCAAGTTTTGATTTCTCCGTTGATTAATGATTCAGCTTCTTTAATAGCTACATCATTTCTATCAGCGCCTGATAAAACTCCTTTTTGATCTTTTAAGAAAGAGATCATTGACTCATAAGTTGCAATTTTCTCTTCTTTAACAGCTAAATCAGCAGATTCTCCTTCTACCATTTCTTTTAAGAATGAAAGTGCAGATTCTCCAGTTTCAGCAGTAACGTATTCCGCAGCTTCGTTTGCATTGTTTGCTTTAAAGAATTTTGCAATTTTGTTAGTTTTGTTAAAACGAGCAACGTATACTTCTTCGTTTAATTTGAATAAATTTACGGTTGTATTGTTTCCTTCGAAAGTTGCAGCAAAATCAAGAGTTACATAATTTGCTAATAATGTTGGAAGAGATTCGAACAATTCAGCAATTGGTCTCTCATTATATCTTACCATGCCGGCAGAAAGAACGTGAGTTGTAAATGTATTTCCTTCAATTAATGAAGCGTTGTGTTGGAATTTACCTTCAGCTAAGTTGTAGATAAATTTGCTTGGTCCGTGAAACCATTTAATAGAATCGTTTGAAAATTCAAAAGATTCAAATGCGTTGATAGCATTAATTAAAGTTGGGTTATTAGTCCCTTCAACTTCTTTAATTTCAGTTTCATTCATTTCGAAAATTCTCCCGTTTACATAAAACTGGAATGATTCTTCTAACTTAACGAATGGTGCAAGAATATTAGTTGTCATATTATTTAATTTTTTTCTTTTATTATATATCTTTTTTAATTTATTATCTATTGTCAAAATCAGTATCGTTGATGATTCTACTGTTATCTTGACTTTTTTGAATTATATTTGTATTAATTTCAAACATTCTATTTCCAACATGTCTTTCTGTAGTTTCTCTATTAGTTCCAAAACTTTCTTCATTACCCCAGTTAAATGATGGTATAAATGAATTGATTTCGACAGCAAAAGTTATTTTGTAATGTTCTTTGTCTTCAAATGTAAATTCTAATGGTCTTTCTTGAGTATAGTCTTCTGGAAAGGCATAATAAGATGCGATTCTATAGGTTCCTTCGTTTAAGTGTCCAACTTCAACATTAAAATAATTTGACTTATAAAGTCTTTTAATAATTGATTCGGTTATTTTAAAAGAATCTAATGTTGAAGATACTAGAATTTGAATATCAAATCCTAATGTAATTGGAATCATATCGAATTCAGCGGTATAACCCTCCATTGCACCTTCATCGTTCATTTTAGTATAACTGCCAACTGTTCTTTTATTAACAAGCTTTGATGAATCAATACTAACTGAAGTAAGATTTGCAACCCCTCTTGGAATTGCGTCATAATTTGCATCAGCAAATCCTTTATCTGGAGAACAATTTGGTCCGCTTGCTGTTGTAAATAAGAATTGATCCCTTAAAAATTGGTCATCGCCTGTGATCGAATAATAAAAAGGAACATCAACTCTAACTCTTTCGTCATTTGAAATCTGTCGATGAAAATAAACCTTGTTATTAAGATCGGCTAAGAAACCTATAATAAGGTGTCTTATAACACTATCGTCGCTATTGTATTTTAAATTGTAACTTGCCATTTAGTATATATCATTTATTCTATAGACTCTATGTCGAACTTAGAGAATCCATTCTCTCTGTAGATTTGAACCTTTTTATCGAATAATTCATGAGGCAATACAGTATGATTGATAATAAAACAATTTATTTTACTCTCTTTAATTACTTGACTTAGAATCTTAAGAATGTTATGGATTCCATCTGCATCAACTGAACTTAATAACTCATCTAAGAACAATAAGTTTAATTGTGGGAATCTTAATTTAAGAATCTTAATGATTGCGATGATTACGATAAAATCTGCCTTCTTGCGCTCTCCTGTTGAAAGTGTTAATGGATTAATCTCTTCTCCTAAATGATTAATAATACAATTGAATTTCTCATCAAATCTAATATGAAAATGTAAGTGCATTGTTTGAGTCATTAAGGCGATATTCGCATTAAGTCCCGGTAAGATAGTTTTGATTGCTAAGTTTTTAACACCATCCTCTCCAAGTACTTCGTCAATCATTTCAAGAAAACTAAAATCAACAGCTTTAGTATCTTTTAGTGTTCCTTTCTCAAGCTCTTGTTTTTCAAAGTCGCTGATGATTTGTTCTAAATGAGAGAAATCAGCAGTACCTTTAATTGCCTCTTTAATTTTGATTAATTCAGATTTTAAGTTTCTAATGTTTGTATTTAATGTTGAAACTTTGTCTTGAACTGCTCTATCTTTAGTTCTTAAATCAATTATGCTTTCTTTAATGTTCATAACTTCTCCACTAACCTTTGATAGCCTTTCAGGTATTGATTCAATTTCTTTTTCAAGTTCACATTTTCTGTCAATATGGAATTCTCCGCTTAATTCGCTTTCACAAGTTGGACATGTATTGTTTTCATACAATTCCAATTTCTTTTTTAATTCAACCAGTTTGAATTTTAACTCAGATTCGGTTGATTGTTTTGTTTGTAAATCTGATGTAAAATTTCCTAGACTCTGTGATATTTTATTTTGTGCCTCTTCAAGCTTATTTTTATTATCGTCATATTTAATTAATGAATCTTTAAGCTCTTGAATTTTTTGCTTGTCTTTTTGTTGGCTCTCTTCCATTAATTGCTCAAGTTTATCTTTAACTGAAGCTATATTCTCATTGATTTGAGACAATTCTCTAGTAAAAGAATCAATGTCCCCTTTAAGAACCCTTCTCTCCTCTTTAATTGCGTTTTGCATTTCATTAAGAATAGAGAATCCAAACATTTTATCAATGATCTGTCTTTTATCACTGTTACTCATTGTCAAAAATGATTTAAAATCATTGACTGAAAGAATAATAATGTTTTTAAATACGTGATATGGTATTCCGAAGATTTCCTCTTCTAAATAATCTTGAACTGATTTTTTACCAGCTTTATCGAATTCGATTCCATTCAAATATACTTTAAAAATACCAGGTGCAAGACCGCGTTCAATGATTATCTGTGTAGATTTACATTGTAATTTAATACGAACCCAAAGTTCTTTATTAATTCTATTTGGTAGGTCATTTAACTTAACACCTTCAACTTTACCGTAAAGAGCAAAAACTATCGCGTTAGCAATAGTTGTTTTTCCCTCTCCATTTTTTCCTAGTGTTAAAAATAACTCTGATTTATCTTCATCGAATTCTATTTTTTGAATCTTATTTCCATAAGAAGCAAAGTTTTTTAATTCTATGCTCTGTATTTTCATATTTTAATCCGTTTGGTTATTATATGCATGAAAGTCATGAAGTTTCTTTAATCTATCTTTGATTTGATTTTTAGTACTCTCATCATGTGTTAAACTATCAACATAAACATTACAAAGATGTAGAATGTTATAGTTTTTGTAAAGGTCTTCAATTTGATCCATGTCATATTCGTCCTCTCCTAAAAATGTATCTTGTTCATAGATATTAGGATCGATTTTTCGACTAATCTTTTGTACCCTATTTATAAGTCTAGAAAGCGCGGATGTAGTTGCGATATTTGAAGGAACATAAAGGTCGACATAGTTATTTCTAATAGCATCTTTAAATTCACCAAGAGGTGTATTGTATAGCTGGGTTAGATTAAATTTAACGAACTTTGGTGATATTGTGTTCTCAAAGAAAGTTTCCTGCATGTCTTCTAAGTTAACCAGGTCAAACCCTTTGGTATTGTCCATGTCGGATCTTGTTAATTCGTATGGAGTACCAACCATTCTAAGTTTACCTCGCCTTTGACGATAGTGTATATGCCCAGAATAAACTGCATCAAATCTATCGTATGAAGATGCTTCAACTCCATGAAAATTATCTACCTTCTTATTTAATTTAATACCTCGAACTTCAGAGTGGCAGAATACAATACTAGATCCTGGATATTCTCCAAGAGTTTCTAGTTCATGGTCCATGTCTCTTCTCCATGGCATTAGTAGAACTTTTCTACCTCCCCATGTAAATTCTTGTGGATTTTTATAGATTGCAACATTTGGAATCCATTTTAATGCATCAATAGAACTTACTTCATTACTTTTCTTTGCCCAAATATCATGGTTTCCGCAGATAACATGTGTTGGTAAAATGTTACCTAATCTTTCAAAAAGATCTATTGAATAGTGAAGTACTTTAATGTTAACACTTTGTCTATTATCGAATGCATCTCCGACTTGAACTAATATATCTCCATCCTCATAGTTTTCTAATAGGGTTGGAATAAATTGATTGTCGTAGAAATCCTTTTGCATTTCTAGCCATTCCAAAGAGCTTGAACGAACTCCAAGGTGCATGTCACCTAAGATCCAAATTCTTTTAACTGGTTTGTCTAATATTGCTTGTTCGATCATAGTGTTAGAATAATCTATTTATATTCTTTTTCTTTAGTACGTTTGTCTTTCTATCAAGGGTCTCAATTAACTCCTCTTTAAATTTGTTTCCAAGTGATTGATAGAATTTTGTTGGATTAATATTAAAATAATCACATAATTCCGAAAACACTTCGATGATTGAATGATTTGGTCTTAACTCATCTGAAATAAATTCATAGATTTCGTTAATTTCAATCTTTTTTAATTTAGCAGTTTGATTAAACTCGCTAATGTCATTAAAATGTTTAAATCTTGAAGATTCAATTAGTTCATGAATTCTATCAATGATAATTTTGCTTTCAATCTTGTCCTCTTCATCACGATTATCCGTGTAACTTGGAGCAATTTCAAATGAAAATGTAGGATCCATTTCAAATTCGCTCTCTTCGAACGTGTTGTCGAATATTTTGTCTCTTTGTGTTCTCATTATAAATTGTGTATATTTGAATTTGTAACATCGTCGGTTTCAGTAAGTCTCATATATTGATAATTAATATCTAATCGACATTTAACTCCTTTACCTTCTCCATCTCTAATTTTTAGTACTTTAAGCCAGTATTCGCTACTTGCTCTCATTAAATCATCTTGAATAATTCCAAGCATTAAATCAGCAGTGTGTGAAAGTCCTGCAGATTCTGCAACGTCTCCCATGCCAATGTCGCTTGAATTATAATTGTTACGATTAATTTGGGTTGCAGTAACAATCAACCAACCATTTCTTACTCCCATTGCTCTTAAATCTTCGGCAATTTGCTTAATTTTAAGGTACATGTTTTCAGAGTTTGGATTTCTGTAGTTTGCTAGAATGTTTATGTAGTCAATTACAATACAACCTAACTTTATTTTTCTTTCCTCTTCAATTTGTTTTAAATAGGCTTCAATATCTAATACAGTTGCTTGTGATGTTGGAAATTGTTTTACAAATAACTGGCCAGGCGGAGTTAATCCATCACCAACATTTTCAAGCTTTCTTTTAATTAAATCTTTGTTCTTCGCTTTATCTTCATATTCGCTCATTGGAATTGTCAATAAATTGGCTCCGATTCTTTTAAGAACTTTATGAGCTGCCATCTCTGCTGAAACAAATGCAGTGTTTACTCCCATTTTAACAAAGTTTGCAGCATCATTTGCCAAATAAATGGACTTACCAATGTTTTGCTCTCCAACATAAACTACTAATGAACCATCTTTGTCATATCCTCCTGAAAGTAATCGGTCAAGGAATGAATATCCACTTGAAATTTTTACTCTACCCTCTTGAAAGTGGTCATCTGCATTAAAGAAATCAAGACCTAGATCCGAATTAAATACAATTGAGTTTCTATCATTAATTAAAGTTTTAACTTTAGAGATAATTGACTCAACATTATCGGGATTAACATCAGTTGTTTTAATGTACTCGATCGTATCAATCAGCGTGTTATCAAATGTTCGCCATTTAATCCAAGCCTCTGCTGTTGATATTAACCATTCATCGTCGTATTGTGTCAGATCAGTGTTGTAAACCAACTCGATGATTGAATCTTCTACCTTACCTTTAAATTTAGGACTTTGTACCAAGATTTTCATTTGCTCCGACTTTGGAGTTTCATGAAACTTCTCATGGAACTTAGTCGCCAGAAAGTGCATAGTATCAATTTCTTCTGATGTGTAGAAGCCTTTATGTATTTTCTCTAGGTACTTTGGTTTTGCCAAAGATAGTTTAAAGAATATTTTTTCAAAATCTTGTCCGAATTTCATTTATTTTTTGTTTTTAATTATAGAGAAAAAACGTATTAAGTTTCTTATTGAAATGGGTTTATCAATATTTTATAGGCTTCTTTGCCCTCTTCAAAATTCGTTTGTTCTAATAATCCTAATTGAATTGCCTTCTCTAGTCCTTTTTCTGCATTTTCTACCTTACCACATGAATGATAATTCAATAATGAATGTTTGGTGAAATTGTTTCTTGGACGGTCTGGCCTTTTAAGACTTTCAACTACATAAATATGAATAATGTCAAAGGGATCCGGAAAGTTTTCCAACTCCTCTTGGATCCCTAAAACATATTTTATTGGTAGTTTATCTTCGTTTAGTGTCGTAAGATTCACTTCCATATTAATCCTCCATTGAATTTTCTAACATCTCTTCAATATCTAATCCACCTGCATCAGAGTTGTAGTTAAAAATTGGGTGAATGTATGCATCAATTTTTTCAAGTACTTCTTTAGTAAATACTTTCTCTGTAAAAAATTCAGCATTAGAAACTACTTCATCAAGATGTTCGCAAATCCAACCTCTTGCGGTTGCCTTTGGAACTTTAACACCTTTTTCAATAGATCCTCTTGTAATTCCACAGATTTCCCAAGTTGCATAATGTTCAAGACCAACGTATGGATTCATACCTTTACTAAAATCAAGGTGAAATTTAATTGGTGTTGGTTTTGCAAAACGGTTTTTGCTTGGCTTAGCAGTTACAATAATACCAACCTTGTCAGCTCCGTCTTTTAATTGTGCTTTATTTAACATAAGTACGATTGAAGCCGCATATTCAGGTCCTGTTCCTCCACCTGCGATTTGCTGTGGAATAAATGATTGAGACTGATATGTGTGGTTTGTAAAAATAAAAGGAATCTTTAGGTCTGCTAATGGTGTCATTATAATTCTAAAGATTGATTTTAAGATTTTAGAACGGGTCATATCTGCTTTATCAGATCCTGTCGCAGCATCATCGATTTCTTTTTGAGTTGCAAGGTTACCAGCTGAATCTAAGATAATCATAAGTTTTGGGATCTCTCCGCCCTTACGTTTAATATCTTGCATTTTTTGGGTAATTGTTGTAATTGATGTTCTAAAATCTTGAACTGTATTTACTGGCTGGTAGTTTACTTTAGAAGTATCAATACCGAATTTCACCATTTGTTCTTTGTCTACTGCAGCCTCTGAATCATAATAGATTACCATGTAACCCATATTAATTGCTTCTCGTACAGAGTTTAATGTAAGGAATGTTTTACCAGTCCCTGAAGGTCCTGCAACCGAGCATGATCTGTTATTTGGCCAACCTCTAAAAAGAGAACCACTAACACATGCATTTAAATGATAATTTCCGGTGTGAATCCATTCGGTAACTTCAGAAAAATTAGATTGATCCATCACAGATCCTAGCGGATTTAATGTTGCTAGTTCTTTGTTTAAGTCGTCGAATGTAAAGTTATTTTTTGCCATTTTTGTATTTTTTTGTTTCCATGTTTCTAAGATCCTCAAGTTCTGTTAGTAGCCCTTGAGTTTCATATTGTATTAATGTCATTTGCTTTTGAAGAGTCTCAAGTCTTTCATTGATTCTTTTATAGCTTTGAATAAACCTGTTTTGTTCTTCGCTGATGTTTTCGATGTCTATACCCATATTAAAATAATGATGTTGAATAAATTAAGTTTCTGTTTAATGTATGTAGTCCAACTGCAGTAAGAACCCTGTTCAATGGATCAATTACACTTTTTTCAAATTGCATTTCATAGTCAACTTGAGGCGCAATTTCATAAGGATGGGCTCCTGGTTGGTATGCGAATATTTCGCAAGTTCCGTGTTTACAATGGTACAATTTTAACTTTTCACCATTACCAATCATTTTATATTTGTTCTTAAACTTAGGATTCTGATTCATTAAGAAGTTATAGAATCCTGCAGCTTTAACGTTTGGTGGACATTTAAGTCCATATTGGAATTCAATCGTATCATCGACAATATACTTTTCGATATTGTTAGTTCTTTTATTAAAACAAATTTCATCAATACTTGCTAATTGGAATTCTTTCTTACATTGTTTCAGATAATCTACTAATCTTTTTAATAAAGACGCTGTTGGTTTTTCTGAAAGAATCAATTTAAGAATCTCAGTTAATTGCTTTCTTGCAAGTGCTGGAGTTGAACTTTGAATTGTATCAAACCCGATAGTTTTAACCTTCTTTAATGATGGATATCGATCATCAATTCCGATTTTATCTTCCCATGCAATATTTTGAAGATATTTTTTCTTAGCTAACCAAATTCCAGAGTATGCAATAGTTTCTAATTCAAACGTAAGGAAATTCTCAGTATTGGTTGCTTCAGCATATTTTTCCATACACTTAAAGATATATTCTTTAAGTCTAAAGTTATAAAGTTTCATAATGAATTGGTCAATTGATAGCTTTTCTCCAAGCCATTCAATAGATTCATACATCTCTTGAAACTGTACGTAACATGAATCAGTATCAATATAGATAACTGAAGGTTTTACTAACCTCGTTTTAATTTCAATATTGAAATGTTCATGAACTGCTTTGTCTTTAATCCAAAACTCCTGAAAATATTTGTTAAGAATCTTTTCAGAATATAGAATCGCAGATTGACCTTGTAGGGTAATCGATTCTGCGATATCTATATTAAAAAAGTGAAACCATTTGTTACCAAATGCGCCGTAAATCGAGTTAAGCATTACTTTTACTGCTTGCTCATATGCGGTATATTTGGCTGACAACATAGAATAATGCTCAACCAAGATTTTAATCTCGTCTTTTGTTAGATCGTCTTCTGGTTTTAGTATTAATTCTTCGATTGTCATATGTTATTCAGCAGTTTGGCAAGTTGCAATTGTTAATAATGTTTCTGAATCTTTTGAGCGTAATACTACTCGGTTATCCATAACATTTGCTGAATAATCCTCTTTGTCTAAAAGAGCTAAATATTTTTTGAATAAGGTAACATCTTTACCGTTTTCTCCTTCGAAACCATCAGTAACCAAGTAGTTGTAGGTTTTACCTTTCATACGAACACCATCTTTATTAGTAGTGATAGTGAAAGTCTCTTCTTTGTCCAATCCGAATAATGAACGAACTTTAGAAGTTGCAGTATAATCCATGTCGAATACGTAGTTTGCTGCTTCAACATTAAAGATTGATTGGATTTGAGAATCCGTTAAATCTTTGTAACCTAATGAAGGCTCAGAACACGCTAATTTAATTTCTAACTCATTGTTAAAAATACGGAATTCAGTTGCTACGAAATCTTCGTCATTTTCAACGAATTCAATTTCTGCTTGTACATTACCAAATTCAAACTGTTTAAATGCATCAGTTAAACGAGAAGCATCAAAGAAAGCGATCTTTAATTCTTTAGTTGTACTAATTGCCCCTTCTTCTAATTGGAATACTTGTCCAACTGGAACTCTGTGATGTTTTACCGCATCTCTCTGTGGAAGATATGCTGAAGCTTGAATTACTCCATCTTTAATTTTAAAGTAAATGAATGTGTCAATTACTTTAAGTCGATTCACAAAACCGATGAAGTTGTTTTGGTCTACTTTGTCAATGCTAATTTTCATGTGATATAATTTATAAATTTGATTTATTTAGATATTATAAGGGGTATTAGCATTTTGTTTCACATAAAAAAACCTGCTACAAAGTAACAGGTTTTTGTTGAAACTCTTAAGAGTCGGTCCTCAGATTCTATCCTGAGGAGGGGTTCTTTATTTATATTCAGATTCGTATTTTGACTTTAACTCTTCCCAAGCAGCTTTATATTTTGCTGGAATTTTATCTGGTCCATATACTCTAGAATTAGATTTTTTAGAAGAACCTACGTTATAGTTTTCACCAGTGTAATATTCCATAAATTCATCTCCGGTTTTTCTTGCACCATCATCTTTAATATAAATTCCATACGTGATAAAAGTATCTGAATCTAAGTGACCTTGTAAAATATCGCAAGATGGATTATGGTCTTTATGTGAGTTAAATTTAAAATCAATAAATTTAACAGCTTCATTAATGAATTCTTCGTATAATTTAATATGTTTCATTTTGTTTCGTTTATTTAAGATATTGAAAACATGCTTTAGTAACCTCTTCTACTGTGTTTGCTACTGCATTAAAGTCTTCGATAAAAACTTGACCTTGAATAGTGTCCCATTCAACACCATCTTTAATTCCGTCGAAATCAAAGGCAAAAATGCCTTTTTTAGTTTCTTTTACATTAGATATTTCATAAACTCCTTCAAGTTCTTTTAATGCTTTTTTAAGGTCTAATTTTCCTTCGTTTACGAATTGTTCGAATAATTGGATGTGTTTCATAATTTAGTTTAATTTAGTTTAATTTAGTTTTTGTTATATTATTTTTACAGTAGCCGAAACAAATCTTTCCAAAAGATAATTTCATAATTAGGTTGCAAATAATTTCCATAATATTATTTTTATTTTTCGTTAGCTCTACACCAGTTAAGCGCGTCTTTAACAGTTTCTAATTCCTCGTCGTATCCACTTAAGTCATAAATACCTAAAATGGTTTCTCCATCATCATTTAAGTAGAATGAAAACTCTTCCATTTCTCCTTCGTGTCTATCTGCTTCTGATTCTAATCCATTTGCAAATTTAACAATATGCGGAAATTCTTCCATTCCGTCAAATCCCCATGAAATTGATTTTTTATTTTTAGCTTTAGATAATTCTTTGAATAATTTTACTAATATTTCTGGTTTTTTATCAGAAGCTTCATTAACAAACTCTTCGAATAACTGTGTGTATTTCATAATTTTTATTTATTTTTATTATAGTTATATATCTTTTTAATTTGATATGTAAATATAATCAATTAAAACGAATCGGTAAAACTTTTTATGTTAAATTTTTATCTTTTTTGGAATTTGTTTATATTTTGATTAATAATCTCTCCATCCTTTATATCGATCGCTTGATTAACTACTGGATTTTCTGACCATTTAGATGGGTCTACTATAGTTTTTAAATAGGGAACTAGGGCAGCAGAGATTTCTCTAGAGGCCGCATTCCATAAATATGTTGGAGTATGATCGACGGAATAGTATTGTATTCCCCTATCCAGCTTAATAATTGGATTTTTAAATGACGTAGGTTCTGCAAAATAAAATCCCATTCCCTTGTCGCAACTAATATCGATAATTGCGCAGTTTCTACGTAATTGAGCTAATTGATTAGAATCATGAATAAACATTAGAGGATTATTTACATCCTGCAAGACTCCATTAAATATAATATTTGCTGAATAAATATCTTCCCAAACATCGTCATCTTTAAAGTTTTTATACCAAACATCAGGATTTTTGTCGGCAACTAAATTCGTAGGTCTTTGTGTGTAAACTACAATATTGTTAAACCCTCTACCTTGTAGGGCATAGATTGCGCCTTTGCTTACTGAACCAAAACCAAAAATAACGACTTTCTTACGTTCACCATAATGTCCATCAAGGCCTGCTAATTGTAGGTAATGTATAATTCCTGCGTAACCTGCTAGTTCATTGTTGCGATAAAATGAATGTACTCTTGTATTCTTAGTGATGTAATTCATTTCTTCCCATGCAATCAATGTTAACTTTTTTTCAATTGCAATGTCAGTAATATCTCGCTGCTGTACTGCGTGAGTCCAACCGCATAATGTTGCTCCAGGTTGCATCTGCAGTAAGTCTTCGACAAGTGGTTTTGGTAATATAATTATGCCGCATTCTTTAAAAAGATCATTGCGATTGGCAAATTTACAGCCTAGTTGTTCAAGTTGATTGTCAGAATACCCGTAGTCATCACCATAACCTTTTTCAAATAAGAGTTTTTTGATTATTTCTCTTGGTAGCTTTTCAATATGCGATGGATGAATTGGAATACGTTTTTCGTTTTCCTTTAGCGATGTTTTAAATACTCCTGTTTTCATATTAATCCTTTATATTAAAAAAGTACTTATAACCATCTTTTGCCTTTGGGTCTGTTAATATTGTATAGTCCATTGCCCATTGAGAAGATTCAATTTCCTTTTTAAATTTTGGGTAGTAGTTCTGGTGGCCAGGTACTACATATTTTAAATAAATGTCCTCTAAGAATTCGTTGTCTAAAGATTCTCCATAAAAATCTTCATACATTGCTTTGTAAACTTCACACATTTTAACGCTTCCAAGTCCGGTTGCAGATGATGTTTCCATAATCCACATTTTTCCTTTTTTATCAACAACAATATCTAATGCCCATAAATCTAGGTCTAAAAATGTTTTAACATCTTTACAGATTGCCGACACATTTTCAATAAATTCAGGATCTACTTTATTTTGGTCTTGATAAACATAAGTAAAACTGATTTTCTCTTCTGCTGTTTTTGTTTTAATTGAACGATCGTCCTCAATTCTAGGTACTCTTTCATTAATAACAAAAATCTTGTCTCTACAGAACATTACTCGGTATTCTCTTGCAAAATCTATAAATTGACAAAACAAATCAAATGTATCTTTACTATCCTCTAATTCTTTGGCAGTATCGAACTTTTGAATTCCAAGTCCGCTATGTCCATCTTTTATTTTTGCAATTACTGGGAAACCTACGTCTCCGTTAACTGCTTCCTTTTTTGTAAATACTGTTTTTGGAAGCCAATCAAATTTTATTGCTGCTTTTGCAAATTTTACCTTGTCTCCTGATAATGGTAATAATTCTCTTTTATTGTAAAGATTGTCGTTGTTTATATTTTTATTCTTTAAAAATGCAACTGCTTCTGGATGTGTTGTTCCTCCAAACCCTCCATAGTAAAGAATCGGCACGTCAGAAGGTACAGAAACTTTATCATCTTCAAAATCTTCTTTAGTTGCATAATTTAGGAATAAATTTCCTTTTGCAGCAATATTGTATTTCTTTTCACGGTCATTTACATCACCTGATGTTGATTGAATGTCATTGGATTTCATAATCCATGCTACTTTTTTAGCATATTTATTTTTAAGATTTTCTTTGTATACGAATTCTTCAAAAAGCTTAATTGGAATCATCTATAGTGTATTATATTTCTATTATATATCCATCTTTTTAAACATAAAAAAGCAGGGAGTAGCGAATTCCCTGCTTTACTTTCCGTGAACTAGTCCCGGTCCTAAAATGCAATCATATTTCAGATTGCCGTATTTTTATCCTTCACAGCTTGAACATTCAAGAATATCTCTTGCAAATGACTGTGCAGAACTTTGACTAAATTGATAGTATAAAGTTTTAATCCCTTCTTCGTGAGCATATAGATATAGTGTATTAATATCTTTAGCTGAAACTGAAGGATGTATCATTAAATTTAATGACTGTGATTGATCGATAAAATGTTGTCTTTGAGCCGCTTGTAAAACTATTTCCTTTGGACTGATTTCAACAAATGATTTAAAAACTTCTTTTGTTGGGAAATCTAAATGTTGAACACTTCCATCTCTTTTTAAGATTCCTTCCCAAACATCTGTTGTATTTAAGCCGTATTTTTCAAGTTCCTCAATTAACATTGGATTTTTGTAAATTGTTTTTGACTTTGCCAAATCCTTAATAAAATAATTAGATTTAATTGGCTCAATTCCCATACTTACCTGTCCTAATATAAATGAACTACTTTTTGTTGGAGCAATTGCAATTAATGTAGTGTTTGCATATCCTGGTCGGATTGATCTGTAACCTTTCTCATCATGTAACCATCTTGAAGCTGCTTCACTACGTTCTTTCATTGTTGAAAAGATTTCGTGGTTTAATTGTTTGGCTTTAAGAGAATCAAATGTAATTAATTTAGATTGAAATAATGAGTGATAGCCTAAAACTCCAAGTCCTAATGCTCTATGATCGTTTGCAAATCTCCATGCTCTTTTCATACCAGGCATGTTATAAGATTTAAGTATGAATTCGTCCATAACTGCGTTTAAGAACATTGTGTAAACTTCAATTGCATCAGTTTCTTTAATTTCATCCCAATGTAATAAGTTAATAGAACCTAAACAACAAACAAAAGAATTAAAACTGTCAGTTGGTAATTGAATTTCTGAACATAAGTTACTTGCAGTAATATCAAGTCCTAATTCTTTATATGGAGAATTATTATTTGAATTGTCTTTAAACATAATGTAAGGAAAACCAAACTCATTACGTCTTTGAATAACTTTAGCCCAAACTTTACGTTTGTCAGCATCTCCAGCTTTCATTTCGTCCAACCAAGCATCAGTTACTGTTACACCGTATTGTAAATTTTGAATTGGATTACCATCAGTTCCAATATCTAAGAATTCTAAAATATCGTTATGTTCGATTGGTAACCATGCTGCGCATGCTCCTCTTCTTGCTTCTGATTGTTTACATACATCAACTGTTGTATCGTACATTCTAGCATAATGAACTGGTCCGTCTGCTGTTCCTCCGGTTGAGATTTTAGTTCCTCTTGCTCTGATGTTTCCTAAAAATACTGAAGTACCACCTCCATATTTCGACATCATTCCAATTTCTCTGCTTCCATTTAAGATACTATCTAATGTATCATCAACATTGCTTCCATAACAACTAACTGGAAGTCCTTTGTCTTTTCCATAGTTGATCCAAACTGGTGTTGAAAAACTATAGAATCCTCTTGTCATATAGTCCTCGAACTTTTTTGCAAACCCTTCAATTTTTAATTGTTTTTCTGCAGTGTTTGCTACATCTTTAATTCGCTGTTCTGGAGATTCTTTAATATAACCTCTAGATAAAAATGTTCTACTGTCTTCATTAAGCCAGTAATTCTTTGTGTATTCCATTTAAGTTCGCTATGTTTTTAATTTTAAAATAAGTCGTCTTCGGTAATTGCCTTAGACTTTTTGTTGTAGTCGATTGATTTTTTATAGAAGAAATCACCCTCTTTTGTTGAAAGAATTTCAACGTCAAACCATAAAGATTTCTCTACTTCTGTAAAATCAACATCAAATACTGGTTTCATACCAATTCTTGATAATGAATTGTTGAAACGATTTTGAATAAATTGTTTAATGGTTTCTTTTGATAGGAAATCAAGTTCTCCCTTTTCGAAAATCCAATCAAGAATTTTAACCTCTGCCAAATACGCTTTTTTACAAGCAGAATCGATAAGTTGTTCAAATTCCTCATCGAACCATTCTGGATTTTCTCTCTTAATAATATTGATTAATTCAGAACCAAAGTTTCCGTGGATTTCCTCCTCTTTACTTGTTGCTTCAACTACATTTGAAATACCTTTAAATAAGTTTTTCTCTTTGTTGAAAGACATCATAATAAAGAATTGGCTAAATAAACTAACATGCTCAATAAACAATGAAAATAACAATACGGATTTCGTATACATTTTATTGTCCTTACTTCTTGTACCATCCAAATACTTTGACAAGTATGCAATTCTATCTTTAATTGCTGGAATCTCTACTACATGTTGGAATTCGTCTTCTAATCCTAAGATTCTTAATAATTGTGCGTAAGCATCTTTATGTCTTACTTCAGATTCAGCAAATGTCATACCAACATCTCCAATTTCTGTGATAGGCATTCTTTTATAAAGATCTGCCCAAAATGTTTTAACATTAACTTCGATTTGAGCAATCGCTAACATTGCTCTTTTAATTACTTCACGTTCTGAATCAGACACTTTAGTCATAAAATCATCGATGTCTGTTGTGAAGTTAAATTCTGTGTGAATCCAATATGAATGTCGGATTGCATCTTTATATGCTAATAAGGAAGGGTACTCGTACGGTAAAATATTTACTCTCTTTTCGAAGATGTTATTCATGATTTGGAATTCGTTTTTTTATTAGTTATTATTTATCTAAGTCTCTTAGCTAATTCGTCTGCTTTTGTGTAATATTCATAAGACGTTTTCTTATAATCTTTACGTTGAGAATATAGATCGCTTAGTATTTTTCGGAGGATTGAATCTTCAGTTTTATATACTACGCCGTTATCACATACAATTACATTCTTGTCTTTTCGTCTTTCATCAATTTCACTTTTATAAATCTTTTCAATATAAGCGTCGGGTGAAATATTGAATTGACGCATAATTGAAGGATATAGGGAAGCAAAATCGAATGCACTTACTCCTTCATAAAATCCTAAAATTGGTTCTTTTACAAATGCTCCAGCGTATTGGCCATCTTTTTGACCATCTGCTTTTTCTTCACTTCCAATTCTCATTCCCTGTTCTGCAAGTTTTCTGGCCATAATAGCTTCAGTAACTGCCACTGGAGAACTTGCCTTATAAAGTGGCATGTTTGTAATATTTGCAAGTGTTAGTAATACTTCCATTGATTTTAATTTCTGATCAATGTAATAAACTAGCACTGAATCGACTACGTTATAGTAGATATATTTAACAAAATTATCTCGATACAAATCTTGAAGAGATCCTGTAAATTTAATCTTGTTAACATTAAGTACTTGGCTAGAAACATAATCAAGAGAGTTTGATTCTTTTACTTTAACAGAACGATCATATTTATCGTACAATTGCATATAATCCAAGATTCCAATATGAAGAGGACGACCGTCAGTATTATCAATAGATCCTGTCATTCCAATTTCTTTAATGTCGATTTGAAGTCTCTTACAACGATTAACAATATATTGCCAGTCATAGTTAATAAAATTCCATCCGGTCATCATTGGAAACTTAGGTAAGAATTTCATCAGGAATGTATTTACCATGTCATACTCAGATTTGAACTTATGGTACTTGAATTCCCAATCCATATCAAAATCTTTGAAGTACTCATTAGTATCATCTTGAATCTTTTGAATTTTATCTGAAGCCATATCTTCAAGACCTAAAACGATTGCTTTACGGTCTGGTGTAATAATTGAGAATGAAAGGATTCTACTTTTAGCCTCTTCAGCTTTTGGAAATCCATCAACAATCTCAGTTTCAATATCGACGAAATAGGTTTTCGGCATATTGTAAGCTGTTAAGTCAGCTTTATCTTTCTCAGAAAGGCTATCTAAGAAATATAGGATCGAAAACTTATTGAATTGTCTTCCATATCCTAATTTGACCGAACGGCCGTCCCAGTTTTTATACTCTGGACTAGCCGCTCTGTCTTTGTCATCACAAACATACCAGTTTTGGAACTTGTCCACTGGATATTGCTTGAATGCTACTTCTCCTTTGTCATTATAGTATGAAATGATTACATCTTTTTCACGCTGTTCGATGTCTAATATCATTTAATATCCTCTTTTTTGACGGTTAACATTTTCTTCGGCTTTTGCGAAGTAATAATTGTATGCTGTTTTTGCATCTAATCCGATTGAAGATGCATAGTTTATAAAGAAGTGGAGAATATCTACCCATTCCATATAAAGTTCTTTTTTATCATCTTCAGAAAGATCAGAGATTTTCATTGTTTCAAACTTTGAAAAGTCTTTTTTCCAGTATTTCCATACTGCATTTCCACTTCCATCTTTAATACCTCCAAGAGCATCTGTCATTTCGTGAATTTCATCAACTACAGCATGCGTGTTAACATGCCAAAAGTTCATAATATCTCTAATTGACATCTCTTCGAAATTAAAACCATAAGTTTGCTCTTGCATTTTCTTTTGGTTTTCCATGATGTCGGCTAGATGTGTTGTTGATTCATTATAGAAGTCTTTTACTTCTAAATCTTTACATTCGTTGTCTATGTTTGCCATATTTATTTTTTTATAGTTGTTATATTAAAAAAGAGCATTTTGTTCAAAATTATTATTAAAAAAATATTCCATTAGATTCTCATCAACACGGGCAACTTTCCTTCTGCTAATTAAGTGTGGATTATTTCTTAGTCGGTAATAAACTCCGTACTGACAAAGTCCAACCTCACATCCATACGTTTTAAGTTCATCTTGCTCATGTCTAAAAATCTTTTTACCATCAACTACAATATTGTGTGTAGATTCATGTAATGGAATTTCTCCAATAAGTTCTTTATAATTTTCGCGGAACCAAATAACTCTATCACCATGAGGTACTGTGCAATCTGAACCAAATATTAAATCTAATGTAAATCTGGCTCCAGGTCCTGGTACACAATATCTTTCGTCATGGTCTATATTGATTCTTGGATTTACAGAGTTCGATGTTGAACAGTGATATCCGTAGTAAGACCCTACACCTTCGATTTCTGTTAGTATATTAAACATTTCAGATAAAGAGTTAACCTGGGCCATCCTTCCTGTGATTCCTCGAGGTATAAAAGAGGCAACCCATAAGAGAATATTAACCTTATGAGCATCTCTTGGTTGGTTTCTCGATTCAGCAACATAATTATTGGCTGCTCCAAAAAGACTGGTACGTAATTCAGTAGATCCATATATCGGTAGTCCTAAAGAAACAGCATCTTCTAAATTCTTACGAATCTTATTTTCATATTCTCGATCAACTAATAATCTTTCAAAATCTATTAGCGCTGTTTTTGGATTTGGATCTCTTGTAAGTACTTGGTGAATACCTCTGGCTCCATAAAAGTGAGAAATAATTGTGTTGCATATAATACTATCCATGGATAACGGTGCATTCACAATGTTTTCCATGATATATCGCATACGATCATCTAACGTAATTTGTGGGTGGAAATATTCAACAGTTTCTCCAAGGGCTTCATCTCCTCCACTATCATAACTTTCAAGAACTCCCATATTAAAAAGGGCTCTTTCATTAACTTTATTAAAGAATCTTCCGACGTCTTTAATAATGTCCATGTTTGCAACTTCTGCTAAGTTTTCCATTTATGTTTTATTTTTTAAACCAGCAATCGTATCCTCCAATATGTTTGAATACTTCAAAGCTATTAACTTGATTGTTTGGGTATAATTCAGTTAATAAGTCAATTGTTGGTTGTGCGAATTGTTTTACTTTACCCATGTGTAATTCTACAAAGATAACTTCAGGGTAGTAGTTTGCAACATCTTGAATTATATCATACTCTGCTCCTTCAATATCGATTTTAATAATATCTGGTTTGTATGTTTCTAATAATTCTTTGATGTGAATATTTCTAACCTCGTCATATTCTCCAAATGAACTTCTTTTAAGAATTGAAGTTGAACAATGGGCTCCTGCTGAATTTCCTTTGTAAATCTTGATAGTTTCATCATCGCATCCAGAAACAGCTGCATGAATAATGTTTGCCTTTGGTTCTTCTGCAAAACTAGTTTGTAGCTTTTGATAATTTCTTGGATCACATTCTACTGTATAAACAGCTGCAGCTCCTCCGTCGATCGCAATTTTTGTAAATCCTCCAACATTACCACCTAAGTCTAGACATACTTTACCAGTATAATCAACATCGTCATGAATATAGTGTCTTATACAATCTTTAACCATGTCGCGGTCGACCCTTTCTGTTGCGTCTAAATAGATACAATATTCTCTTTTTAGTCTATTAAATTGTTTTTGTTCTGTGGTCCACATATTTATTTTTTTACTAAAGAAGATACTATATTTACTAATTGAATCTGGGAATGGTTTTCCTGAATGATTTGATATTGAATTGGGTCATCTTCAAAAAATCTAGTAATGTTAACTCCATTATCTAAAAGATTTCCAATCGTTTTAGCTTTATGATTTCCTGAAAACGTTCTAGCTTCTACTGTATGATTTCCTCGCTGAGCAAGTGTCATTGGATTAAAGTAAACCTTGCACTTGATTCCGCGTTCTTTTAAGATTGCTTTAATCTCTTCTTGTTCATCGATACATCTTCCGGTTATAATAACGTCGCTTTCTGATCTTGGCGTAATTCCTATTGAGATTACTCCATCAAAATCATATCCATAAACTTCTTCGTTTGTTTTTTTCTTTTTAAAAATATTTAACATTCGCTGTCTTTTTTGATAAAAAAAGAGAGCTTAGAGCTCTCTTTTTCATAGATTAATTAATTAAAGAGCGTTGGTTGCAGCAACTAATTGTTTTCTTGTAGAATCAGTTAAGCGTCTTGCAGCTAATTCAGTACACTCATAAACAGCATCCGAGAACATCATCTGATCTGGTGGAGTTTTTTGTGTAAACGCTGAAGGACCTCTTAATGCTCCAACAACTCCTAATTCTCTTGCTACTTTTAGGTAACGAACTGCGTCGATTACAACTCCGGCAGAGTTTGGTGAATCTTGTACGCTTAATTGAGCATCAAAAAGAACTGGTGCTCCTCCAAATCCTTCAAGTTCTAAACGGAAGTTAGCAACTTTGTTATCTCCATAGAATGAGATGTACTCAGAAGGACCTGCATGTAAGAATGAATCTTCAGTTGAGATTCCTCTAATTTCGTTTTGTGCACGAATAACATTTTCTTTCGAAATCTTTTTAGAAGCTAAACGTGATTTATCTTCCATGTTTAAGAAATCTGTGTTACCTCCAACGTTTCTTTGGATGTGTGCTTTTACGTGGTGACCTCTTTCAAAAGCCAATTCTTGTAGCATTTGAGAAAGAATACTTGCTCCAAATTGAGAACGCATATCATCTCCAATTAATGGAATTCCAGCGTCGATAAATCTTTGCTCCCATGCAGGGTCAGATGCAATAAATACAGGAATACAGTTTACAAACGAGATTCCAGTTTCTAGACAGATTTCAGCCCAAAATTCTGTAGTTTTTTGAGAACCTACTGGTAAGTAGTTAATCAATACTTCTACCTCATGCTCTTTTAATTTAGCAATAATTTGGTCTTTCCACTCTCTAGCCTTTCTAGGAGTCCAATCAGTACGATTTTTGTCAGTTGAGTTTCTTAATTTCTCATCAACTAAAAATCTGTTTGCTTCTGGATAGTTATCCATCAATGCAGCGTAACCGTCGATTACGGGTGCTTCATAAACCGGTGCTGTAGAAGTAATAACATCAACGATGTCATACGCGCAGTTTGGTTTTTGTTTTAATGCATATCCAAGAGTTTGATTAACTTTACGTTCGTCAATTTCGAATGCACATGTAAATTCAATATTTTCAGCTTTGTAACCTCCAATATCTGATTTCATCATACCTGTGATGTTGTTCGTGTTTTCTGTATAGAACTGAACTCCTTCAACCAATGATTTTGCACAATTTCCTGTGCCAATAATTCCAACTTTAATTTTGTTCATTTTGTTAAAAATTTAATTTTATATTAATTTATACTTGCTTTATTTAAAAAGTTTCAAAAAAGACTATTAATAGTTTTCTTTAATGTTTTATTTTTTTCGGACGTCTCGAAATCATATTGATAAAACTCTCTAGATAAATGAACGGAACCTGGTTTCTCCATATAAGTGTCTGCAAAATACTTTGGATCTTCCTCATACCAATTGCTTGGCCATTCGATTACATTCATATTATATATAGCCGAGAGATTTGCAACCTCTTCATTAAAGATTTGCATCAATTGAGTTCTTTCACGCTGAGAACCAATAAATGGGGTTCCTTTATAATATCCAGTCTTTGGGATTCTGCGTTCTTCAAATTCAATTGGAAGTAATTTAACCACCGAAATCTTTTCAATATTAAGAGATTTCAAATGTTCAAAATAATTCTTTACAAGTTTTTTAGTTGCATCAACTGGTTTTTCTTGGCGACATAAGTGATGACGAACGTCGATATTTCCAAAGTAAGTTATCAAATGAGTGGTTCCTTCAGGTATATAGGAGGCCATTCCCTCTTTCATAACACCAAACAATGTTTTACCATCATTCCTGCTAATGTTTCCTCCTGGATGATATGCTGAAACAGAGTGTGAATCTCCTAGAACAAAAGTTCCTGAATTTAATTTCAATTCAATTGTTTGGGTTTCTTTACTTCTATTTGAAAGAGCTTCAACATCAAGAGATGCCCATAAAGGGGAACACGCTCTCATTCTACTTTGTGCAAATGCTCCAACATCTGGCATTTCTCTATTTAAACAATAGATCTGTCCTTTAAAATCTAAGAATCTTTTAATTCTCTCTGCTGGCTCGTCAGTTGCTCCACCAAATAGATTATAAGACCCTTGAAATTCCATTGGAAGGGCAACCATCCAAATATCGTATTGTTGAATATCTTCGGACTTTGTAAGTACTTCTGCCTCCAATCCTAAAGAGCGTAATTGATTTGCTAAGAGAAAAGCCCATGCACTTTTATGGCTAGCTTTCTTAGAACTATATGTAGTTACTACATCATCAATTGCAATCTTCTTGCCTTGTAACGATTCTAAAACTTCGTAAATGTTAACCATTGTTTTGTTTTTCTTCGATGTAGTTATCCAATCCTTGGATGTATGCAACTGCATCTAATAAGTTATCACGCTTGTGATTGTAAGATTCTCTTGAAAATTTAAGTGCAACTAATGCCTTAAACATGTGTTCTCCGGTAACTTCAATTCCTGTCATACCGGTAAAAATCATTGCAGCTCTGTCCATGCCTTCTGAGAAAGGACCATATTGTCTATCTGCTTCTTCTGAGCGGTTATTAACTATTCCGCTTGCTTCATCTAAAATGTTCATAAAATAAATTTTAAGTATTATATGTTATATATTGGTTTTGTTTTTTATGCACGTAAATAATTAGGATCGTCATAACTTCCAACAACTCCGGTTTCCATTTCAAACTGACGTTTTTCATGGTCATATTCAGAATAAACATTGCAATTTAGGTAAGCTCCTTGTTTGGAATATTTTCCAATGTATGAAGTTGCTGTGCGAACTTCTGATGGATTAATGTTAAAACAAAAATCATACTCTTCTTGAGTCAAGTATGTTTGAGTGTTCATAATTTGATTGTAGCGTTCTTGGTCTTGAATTGAAATCGTTGTCATAATGTATAAGTTTTAATTTGATATGTAAATATAATCAAAACATTTGACATAAAAAAATCCTGGTTAAAAAGTTATTAACAATTTTACCAGGATTCTAATTTAATACGGGATAGTTGTTCGTGATTTTCTTCTCGGCAGAATAACCCTTTTTTACGTCTTCGGCTTTTACTTTCGCGAGCGTCTACTAAACTTTGACCCATCCTACTTGTAACCTATTGGGGTGGTATGACGTTTGTTTATTTTTTATCCTGGTTAAACTTCCATTTGCCTATCCGCCGAAGCTTTTAATGGATAATTGGCTATCATAGCTGTGTGTACTTTTTGCTGTACCTATCCTCCAGGTTCCATTCCGTTGCTAGTTAATAATTGCTTGAGTATTGTTTGCTGTAAGGAACCTAATTTCTTTTTATTTAATAATTATAAATGAACCTCCTCTAGAAGATGCAGATTCAGATCTACCATCGGCTAATGTAACTGAAGCTACTGCTTCTCCTCCGATTGTTGTAGCAACTTCTTGAGCAACTTGAGTTACTTCAAAAAATACAATACTTCCACCATTGTCTGCTAAAATATTATATCCAGTACCTTCTACGGTATTAGGTTTTTTAATAATCTTATTGATAGTACCATCAACTTTTTTAGCAGTCATATTAACGATGAAAACACCAGTACGACTTTTGTAAGCTTTTGGGCTTTGAGCATTTTCAATTGGCTCATACACATTGTGATCAGATTCGTTTACAAAATCTTCAAATAGTTTAATATGTTTCATATTAATTTTGTTTTCTTTTATATATCTTAAACAATTGGAGAATATCTCTCACTCAAAATTGTTTTGTCCATAATTTGCTGTGGAGACTCAATATCTCCTCCAAGTAAGCTTGTCATGATTGCTGGAGAGAATCCTGAAATTAATGCAGTTCCTGCTGTATCAAATGCAACTGGTACTCCACCATTTCTGGATTGAATGTTCCAATAAACAATTTGAGGCATTTTGTAACCTGAAGACTCATACATGTCGTTAATTACTTGTTGAGCTGTTGGGTTCCATGATGCTTCATTTCTCCAACCACTAGATCTGGTTGCCGCGTTAAACTCCATATCTGATAGGATTAGGATTTTATTTGGCATCTCATCTTGAGACAATTTATGCTTAGTGGCCTGATCTAAGATCAGCTTGAAAGTTGCCTCAAGATCTGTAGACATTCCCCAATCGGAGTTTGACATCTGTGTGTAGCGATCTTTCAATGAACCACTTAATACTTGTAACTGCGGAGTACTTGAGAATGTTATAAATGCATCTTTAAAAGGACCTTCATTTCTTTCAGAAATATAAAGACCCAAAGAGATTGCAACATCCATACATGTTACTGATTTGCTACCTCCTGCTGAGCAAGACATAGAACCTGAAACGTCCACAACTGGTAAAATCATATCGTTTGCTCCTTCTAAATAATTAGGAAGGGCTTTCCATTGTTCGTTTGCTACGGTTGCATTTCCATAATTTAATGATTTTGTAACATCATAAGGATAAACTGCACCTGCATTAATTGTAGCCTCTCCTTTTACAAGGGAAGCAATATAAGCTGAATAACTTTCATATGCATTTTTACCAAAGGCTTTTTGGTATCTTGCAGAAGCAACTGATGGTAATTTACCGAATTCGATAGAATCCCATTCTTTAGCACACATTTTAGTTTCAACTACATTAGTCAAGTTAACTAAAGTTTTACGGTATTGTTTTGGAGATAAATCCATGAATTTACGTAACTTTTCAGCATGCTGACCTTTACGTGGCATCCACTTAGCACATAAACCATTTTCTGCTTTAATAGCATTTTCAATTATAGTTAATGCAGCGTCTTCTAAATATGTTCCAAAAAGAGATAATAAGTCATCAAAACGACCATACTCTGGAATTAAGTGTAAATTTGGTTTTAAGACCAAATCATGATTTTCTGCTAGGTAAACGATAATGTCTTTAAAAACTTGACGTTCTCCAGCTCCACCACGAACATCTCTAGCCCAAAACAAAAGTTTCATAGCACGCTTAGGATCTTCATTAAATGCTAAAGAAAATGTACGAATCAAACGTTCTTTGTCTTGTCCTCTCATAGCACCAATATTAAAGAAAAGGTCGACACAAGCGTTCAACGATGTTGAATTAGTTGCCATTCCGTTTTCTGTTACAATATCTTCTTGTCTTAATGCGTCTACGAATTTCATCTTGATTATTTTTAAGTTCTTAACTTATACTAATTACTTTAATTTTGTTTCAAAAATACTTTGTTTTTTCAGGTCTATTTTTAGCCAAAAAAGTCTTATTATTGATTCTAATTCCTCTTCTATGATATCGTCTTCTAATGCTGTTATTATAACAAACGTGTCGATCATTCTTTTAGATTTATCTACTTGCTCGAGAGTGATACATGAATCTATTGTCTTTTCTATTTTATTAATTGCCTGTTGTGCCCAATCTTTATAATTTTCTGGTCGAAATATGTAGTTCATAT